ACACCTTCTATATTCTTAGAGATTATTCTTACTTTGTCATCTTCCTTAAAGCGAACCTCTTCTCTTTTTTTGTTTTGTTGCATTGTTTTATAATTTTTAATCGTTTAGCAATCATTGTTACTATATCCACGGTTACGGCATTACCTATAAGCTTATAGCGTTGTGTCTTTGAAACGCGCTTTATTCTCCCGTTATAGTCGCCATATTGTGTCCAGTTGTCGGGAAAACCTTGCAGGCGTTCACATTCGATTTCCGTGAGGCGGCGCACACCATTAAGTAAATTATTCTCTTGAAAGGCGTTGCTCGATATGGTAGGACAAATAGTGAGGTCAGCACCTTTATTTTTCCCTCTTTTAAGTTGTCTTATCACAGTCATATCTGAGTGTAATCCTCCTGAGTGCCCTCCTCCTGTGAGTGTGGCTGCAACCTTGGAGACTATATAAGTATCATAACTCCCCATCTTGGAGTAGCGGGCTGTTATTGTTCGTGCAAGTGAAGTTTTGAAATTTCTACCTCTCCAACCTTTTTCCCTTGCCTTCCTGTCAAGTAATTTATCATTTTCTCCGATAGGAAATACTCCTGGGATACTTTTTCCTCCAAGATGTCCGATAAGGTAAATCCGCTCTCTATTTTGGGGTAAAAGCCAGCTTGTATTAAGCAATTGCCATTCGATTGTATAACCCCCAATGTTGGCAAGCGTTTTGATAATCGCCCAAAAGTCTGCGCCAGCATTTGAGGAGAATGCTCCCTTAACATTTTCCCAGATAAAAAGACCTGGTCTGAGCTGAGCAATGAGGGCAATTGCGTGCGCGATAAGGCTACTTTTGGCTCCTTTAAGCCCCGCTCTTCTTCCAGCAAGTGAGAAATCT